CAATTTATTACTAAGCTTGGGGAAAAAACTAAACAAAATTTTTCTTCACGTATGGGTACAGAAGATGTTACTCTTGCTGATTTAATTAAAAGAGATACAGCCGCAGAAACTGCTATCATAAAAGCAGACGGTTATGCAAAAGATTTAGAAAAATCAATTAAAGATAATCTTTTAAATGTTATTGAACAAAATCCAAACTATCCTAGTGAAGTTATTGATAAAGCTTTAAAGGGTGACATGGTGGCTATGGAACGTCTTATTGCAGACTCTCCAGAAGTTGCTGGTATTGTTACATCTATGAGAAAAGAAATAACTGACTTGTCTACTAAGTTTAGAGATAAAGCAGCAAAGGGAAAGCTATATGCTACAATAGATAATAATTTGGGTGTTTATATGAATAGGTCATATGACATTTTTGACAATCCAAAATATATGAAAGAGATTCAAAAACGTGTAGCTGCTAGGGGGCAGGGTGAAAATGTAGCTGATGATGTTGTAAATAATGCAGCACAGTATATAGCAAGACAAAAAAGAGTGGCTATTGATGACCCTATTGTACAAGATACACTAGAAAAATTAGTTAAAACACAAGACAAAGATGCTTTTGCTGATTTTATAGAAAGTATTTCTGCCAAAAATAAATTAAAATCTTCTAGCAAACCTCTTATGAATAAGAAAAATATTGATGTTAGTATTAGAGATTTGTGGGGAGAAGTAAAAGACCCTACAAAAAACTTTGTGAAAACTTACGAAAAACTTTCTTTACTTAATTCTGAAAATGATTTTCTTGAGGGTTTAGCTGATAGGCTTACTATTAAATTTAATAATAAAGTTGCAGATATTAAAGCAGCTAATCCATCTTTGTCTGATATGGAAGCTACAAAATTAGCACAAGAAGGATTGCAAGATGTTGGTAAAGCTGCTGGTGATAGACTATCACAAGTAATGGGAAGAAAAGTATTGGCAGCTAATCAAGTATCTAATCCATTACAAGGAATATATGCAACAGAATCTTATGCTAAAGCAATTAAAAATGGTCTTGATTTAAATTTTAATGTACCAGATGGTTTAGCTGGCATGGCTATAAAAGGATACTTAGGTGCTAAAGCTGGAACACAAGCATTAAAAACTGTATACAATCCAAGTACTCATGGCAGAAACGTAATGGGTAACGTAGCTATGTTAATTGCAAATGGTATTGCTCCTGATAAAAAATCTATTGGTACTGCTATGAAAACAACTGGTATCAAATTACTTGGAAAAAATAATAGAGAACTAGCTAAACAATATGCTAGATATACAGAACTTGGAATTACAAATTCAGGAATTGGTTTGTCTACTGTTCGTGCTAATTTAAATAATGTTTTAAAAGACCCAGATAAATGGTTAGATAAAACAATAGCAGGTAAAGCAATAAAAAAGACTGCTGATTTGTATCAAGCTGAAGATGACTTTTTTAAAATTATACATTTTGAAAAAACAAAAAAATATTTATCAGAAACATATCCTTCTGCAGATATAAAACAGATAGAAGAAATGGCTGCTCAAAGAACAAGAGATATGATGCCAAATTACCGTCTTGTTCCTAAAGCTGTTAAAGCTATGCGCATGGCTCCTGTCGGTGATTTTATTTCTTTTCCTGCAGAAATGATTAGAACAACAACGAATCTTGCTAAGTATACTGTTAAAGATTTATCTGATTCTGCAGTAACTCAGTTTTATAGAACAGACCCAAGCGGTCAGTTTGTAAATTCTTCTCCGCTTTTTAAAGCTGCTGCTTTAAGATTGGGAGGAATGACAGCTATCGGGGCAGGTATAGGTTCTATTGCAGATGCAACAAGAAATATTTATGGTATATCAAAAGAAGAAGATGAAGCTATTAATTTTATAGGTGCGCCATATAATATTAATCAAGAACGTATATATCTAGGACCTATTGATATTGATAAGAACGGACATAAGGGTGTTAATTATATTAACATGGGACCTTTAGACCCATACTCATATATTAAATCAGCCGCAACTATAACACATGATATGTTATTAAGTGGTGAAACAATGTCAGATTATCAAATGGATAAATTAAAGGCAGGTTTGTTTGAACAAACTCTTTCTCCATTTGTTGCACCTTCTATGATTACAGAAGCTTTTGTTGATTTAACTACTGGTTATGATAGACCAACAACAGACGCTAATGTAAAGGATGGGTTATCTAAATTAGTTAATGTTTTAGACCCCGGAGTTATTAGATTTTTTAATAAAAGAGCAGACTATGAAAAAAGCGGTATGACTAAAAACTTATCTACCATTATTGAAGGTGATGTAGATTTCCCTGCTTTTTTAGGATTAAGAAGACAACGTGCTGACTTTACTGCAGGTGTTCCTTTTAATTTAAATTCAGCTTTAGGTAAAATTAAATACGCAGATAAAAGATATAATAAATTTATTCAGAATCCTAATGTGGATGACCCTGAAGAAATTATGTCTGAGTTTAAAGAAATTCAAAAAGGACGACTTGAAGGTTTTCAAGACTTAAAAGGTATGTTAGAATTATATAAGCAGCTTGGATATGATACAAGCAACATATTAAAGGATTATACTGTTGGTGAACAAAAAAGAAAAATGAACTCTGAAGAAGTAAAATATGTAGAAAGCGCACAACAAAATAAATTTATTCCAACATTACCAAAAGAAACATTAGGAACTTATTTAAATAAAACTCCTATACCTATGAATGAAATGATAAATCTTTATAAAAAATTAGATGGAAGTGAGATAGACTAATGGCTAAGAAAAAAACTAGGGACACTAAAGGACTAGCAGGAGTTATTGAGTATGGTATGTCTGCTGCCTCTGGTAAAGACATACGGTTAAACAAAAAAGTTAAACCAGCTAATCAAGGTGGTGGTCCTAACTATCTTGGTAAGGTAGAAACAGTTACTGTTCCTAAACAATGGTTGTCTTCTCCTGACCACGTAGTAGCTGAACTTGCATATATTACACCTGCAGAACAGAAGATACTTCTTGAAGCTAATCTTTATGGTTCTTTAAATGGTATACCTAATCGTGGACCGGGCGGCTTAATGTCTTTGCAAGGTGATATGGGTAGTGTTGGGGGTGGTAGTAGTAGTGGAAGTAGCGGTGGCAGCAGTAGCGGTGGTAATGATAATTCTGATGATGACAGAGATGATATTGAATCTGAAGCATATACCAGTGCTATGCTTGAAGAAGCCGGATATACTCCACAAGGTACATTAGCAGGTGAAGGTGAAACAGCGTCAGGTAGAATGAGTAGGCTTGGTCTTACTCCTGAACAATATTCTCTTATTCAAAGAGGATTAGCAATTAAAGACTTAGACCCATCTTCTAAAGAAGGATTTACTCTTTCACAAATAGAAAACTTAAATAAAAGAATAGGTAGAACTACAGATATTTTTGGTATAAATCAAAAAATTAAAGATGCAATTTTAAGTCAACAAGGAAGAAATGTTTATACTGATAAAGCTGGTAATATTGTAGGTGTAACACATGAACCAACAGATAAATTTGGTAGCACACTTGCCAATATATTAAATGCAATAGGATTAAAGCCCGGAGTATCACCAGATAATCTTTATAATGAACAGCTTGTTTATACTGGTGCTTCACAGTTTGACCCATTTGGTGTAGGTGGTGGCCGTGATGACGGTGGTGACGATAGAAAAACAAAGACAGAAGATGTAGTTGTATCTGTTACTGATGAAATTAAAACACCTGAAGATTACTATAGTAAAGGTGTAGGTACTGCTACTAAATATAATCTATATGACCCGACACAAATTGACCCTTATCTTGCTTCATTGTATGGTATGACACCTAGTCCTATTGGGGCTACTTATGACGCAGCCTCACGGTCATATTCAATACCAAGTAAAAAAAGTAAAAAACAACGCAGACGTTTACGTGGTTTAGATATTTTTAAACCAGTGAGTTCATAATATGGCTGCAGAAAAAATACTTGAATGGAAAATATTACCAAGATTTATGATGCTCGTAATGACACTTATGAGTTGGCGTGTAGTAGAGTGGTTTATGTCCTTACCAGAACCCAGTGCAGCACAGGCTGGTTTAGTATCTGTGGTAACTGGCGCAATGACAGGGGCTTTTGCCGTATGGATGAACCACGAAGGTAAAAATCCCGGTATATCTAACCACAGAATTACAGAATCAAGGACCACAAAATGAAGTACAACCGTTCACACTTTCTTGATAAGCTGATAGACCATGAAGGTGTGGTCTTAACTGTTTATAAAGATAGTCTGGGTATTGATACCATTGGTATTGGAAGGAACCTAAAGGACCGTGGTATCAGTCGTGAGGAGCTAGACTACCTTGACATTCCGAATATGGAGGTGGTCTATGAGCATGGAATATCTGAAGCGGATGCAAGGTATCTAGCCCTCAATGACATTGCCATTGTAGAAAATGAACTGTGTCGTGTACATAATTGTGTAGAAAATTTAGACAGTGTTAGACAATTAGTGTTAATGGATATGGCATTTAATATGGGTGTACCTAGACTGTGTAAGTTTGTAAAAATGTGGAATGCTATACATGAAGAAAAGTGGGAAGCCGCATCAAGGGAGATGCTAGATTCCAAA